GAACCCGTAGGGTTGGTTATTTTACAAGTTCTTGGCAGTATCTTTAACTCTCGTAGGCTGGGTTCACTTCCCCAATTTTTCGAGAGGCCTAATTATTTAATATGAATTATACATTTAATATGTAGATTGTTGTATATTTGGATTACTACTAGAGACAAGACTAATAGTACCACAAAGATTATAAGTGATTGTACCTGTTAGATTATATCTAAATGGTCTAGTGTCAGTTATAGCACATTCAGCAGTAGGATAAACACCACACACATATAACCCAGCGGTGCCGACTGTAACGTCGTACGCCCGCAAGTAAAGCGTGGTGCCATCGTCAATGGTGAATGCAGCGTCTATGTCATCAACAGCACAGAACAGGTTGCTTGCAGTAGGTGTAGTACCCGAACTAGCGGTCCAAGCGGAATTAACACCGGACTTGGTACTGGAAGTTAGGGAACAGACGAACTTATAAACATCACCACCTTTGGTAGTCGCAGGCCAAGCGGCTCCAGTCCCGCTAGGGGTGTTACCTTGCACGGAGACTGCCGTAGCTTGAGTAGTGCCTAACACTACAGCTACGTTTGAAATACCTATGGTTAAATAATTGAACAGACCACGCACTACAGGGAATTGTCCAGCACGAGGGCTGACACTAAGTTCCTTGAAAGTGATGTCATAATCAATAAGGATGTATCCAGGGCTATTAGCGGAATTTGTCTTACTGTACAAATAGATCGCGCCTTGGTTATCATCATCCATATCAGTGGTGATAGCAAAACTGGTTGTTTTAAAATCTTTACCAGGTGTGACGACAGCGGAATGATTAGACCATTGCGGCCCAATCACCGTCTGGACGTCACTCAACACAAAATTCAAAAAGTTACTATTCGTATGGTCAGGAGCCGGATTATACCGATTCTTCTCCATATAGAACAGAATGTCACCCGCCTGACTGGTGGGTGACGACGTGATATAATGCACGATAATCTTATTGAACTTAAAGTAGTTGTAAATCTGATTAAAATTACGCAAAGTACTAGAAGCCAGGACAGCTGGGCTTAGAGGCATACCGCCAATAAGTTCCCAATCAGTCACGGCTGCAACAGTACTACCAGCAGCAAATGCAAAATCACGACCCATGATACGCGCACCATCCTTGGTCTGCATAATAACGGGTTTAGAGCCCCTGAGGCTATTACCAATAGCGACAGGGGCTGTATTAATAGTGGAAACCGGGCCGAAAACGGTACGGTTAACACTCTTTCTCTTCATCTTCATGGCCTTCTTAACCATTTTAAAATTATTTTCTCCATCCTCCACCATTAACATGTATATACAGTGTTCTTTTTGTTAGAGCGCGAGAAAGCTAACTTAAGCCGTTGAAGAAAAGTCTTATCCGGCTGTATATTATGCTTCCTAGCGTAGGCGGCCATATGGTCAGCAGCTAACTCATTACGCTTTTCCAACTCGCGCATCTTCTGGGCGATCTGTTGAGCGCTTTTAGGTTTTCTATTGACCATCTTTTGTTTAGCGTAACAACGAGCATCGTAGGAAGCAGCCTCACTGAGGCGCCCTACGAACTCACGATAAGTCAGTATCTCATTTCTTCTTGGGAAATAAGGATTATACTGACATTTCGCGTCAATATAGTTGTCAACGTTCATTATTTATTTAATTTTCTCCTCCTCCGCCTAACTTTGCGTCTGAAATTAACGTGGTATTGAGGTTCATCAACAGAGAGCGAACCTCGGTCTTTGTTGACTTTCTCAAACTTAAATTCCGGTCTGACGAAATTACTATCGTAAGGGTCAGGAACCGGTTCAGCTGGTTGAGTGACCTTCTTGGGCACCGAACCACGAAAATGATAGTCTTGGATATCGCCTTCAGCGAGAGGGCGTCCAGCCCATCTTGAAAGAGGATCATATTCCATATTTTCCTTCTTAATATTTTCACCACCACCTCCTTTCAATGAGCCACGGAGGTTACCACCTGTATCACGGAGAGTGCGACCATCACCAAATTGATTAAGGTATCTGACCGCATAACCCGCAGCTCTAGGCACAAAGCCTCCAATTTCTTCAGTACCACGCTGAAAATCAAGATCAGCTTGGTACCGATGTTTTCTATCTTTATAAACAGCATACGCAGTATCGTGTTTGCGTGAAAGAGCATCCAATTTACTCTTAGGTTTACTTTTGCCATTTGCAACGGATTCCTGAATCTTACCGTCACTTAACCAAGGACCGGTATAATTCTCGCTAAAATAAGGCAAAGTCCAATCAGGTAATTCAGACATTTTTACTCCTCCACCAACCACACACACAACATAAAATATGAAAACGTTCCTATTTAAAGTCTAGGAAAGACTTAGCTGATGATTACTCGTCAAGCCCCAACTCACAGCCTTTCGACTTGAATTGGAGGTACCTCTGGGACTTGAGGAATTTGAGTGGGAACAAATCAGGATAAGTACTCCGCATGTCAATGTACATGCGTTCGAAAAACTTAAAATGTTCATAATCCCAACAGTAATTAGACATATGACTGGCCAAACAGCCAGCCAAATCTTCTTTCTTAACGGTAACCATGTGAGCAATATGTTTGGTGAACCTCACCGGTTTATATTGCCACACTCCACTCTTTTTATAGAGTGTGTTACTGAAAAACTCAGCTCCGTTCAACGAGTCGTGTTTAACAAACTCAGTTAAACCGAAACCGAACGTACTCGCCACTTCCCTGTAGAGTTCAATATCAAAACCCTCAGGGAACGTCTGTAATACGTCATCACCGCCAGCAATGATCTTGTACGCCGGAGAACAAATTTGTTCAACCGTAAGACCCATACGTACTTTAATCATGGTATCAACCACGATCTGCGCCAAACTATTCACCCAAATAGTTAAAACCCAACCGCTCTTCATGATACCGGGGTATATCGACTTGAAGCACCGTCCATCGTCACAACGGTAGACACCATCGTAGATGACCTCATCTATAGCGTTCTTCATATCGACCTTATACTGGTCAAATTCCTCATCAGCCATGCCTGCCGGCTGGACTGGTAGTTCCAGGATTATGTCACGGCAAAGAGTAAACGCCTCTTCACTGAACATATAATCCCAATTAGTTTTATCGCTTTCGAACACACTTAACCCCTTAAAAACACTAACCAAGTGTTCTATGTGCCCGGGTGTGCTCGGATTGAAAGCGTATTTCATTGGTGACTCTTGCCAATTTTCCACAGCTGTAACTTGCATGTTACGAAAAATTGCTTGATCTTTCACCATTTTATGGAGGGGTTGGGCTGCGATAATACGAGCCATACCAGCGTCCAACTTGGCACGTTTGGTAGGTTCTCCCTTTATCATGACCCTGTTTTGGTAAGTGTTGCCCCAACATTGCATCGCAATGTCGGCAAACCCCGCCACACCAAATCTAGCCAGCACGGCTGAATTGAGTGGCATGCCATCAGCTTGATACGGGTAGCCAGGGCTCTTCGAGTCCTTAACTAAAGACGAATTAATGATCTCAATTAGATTCTCTTTCGTCCGGTAACCTATTGGCGCTTCAAACCTATTAGCGGCCACCAACTTACTAACCGCAAACGAGACAACGTCGCGTTCCGTTTTCGTAAGTTTAGTACTAATAGACTTCACCCGCTCACCAAATAAGTCAAGGTGTTTCACTAAAGAAACGCTTTGACTGTCCTTGGTAATGACAGGGTACTGATACTTCTCCTTGTCATAACCTAATTTCTCAAGCTCCACCTCCTTCGTGGACAGGTAAGCAACCGCTTCCGGTTGCGGACTAGGCGATTTTGCCCCGTGAATAGGTTTCTCACCGGGTAATTCAACATAGTTACCTAAAGGCTTAACCTCCTTATAAGCAATGGTGGCACACTCATCGTCGTATCGCCTATCGCGTCTGTGTGTCACGGGCTCCACCATATCCTCCTCATCGAGGAATTGCTGGTAAGGAGACTTAGCCTTTCCATAGTAGTCCTCAGACACTCCATAGTGCACTGTACCATCGTCGCCATACGCGACGTAGTCATCACCATACCGTTCGAAGTGTACTGACCGCCCTTTGAATTTGTAATCTACGACGTGATCAAAATCATCAGGCATATTGGATTCATTAACGACCTTAATGCCATCAAGGATGTTTTCCATCCTGATAGCAGTATTATGGCCGCTACATCCGGCTACATGTAGTCCAACAACAGCTTGTCCGCTAAACAGTGGAGATCCTGAAAAGCCTTTCCGCGTGCTCGCCGTATGATGCAACTCGACGATACCCGACCCGGGTTTCGTCGAACCGCTACTCGACATCAGGACCTCATTCTGTACACCTACGGCGTTAACCAACAAATTGTACTTACTGCTCTTAACCTTGACTTTCGTGATGCCAACTTTAGCCCAAACCTTTGGGTTAAGCTTAATAACAAACACATCAGCGTCATGAACATACAAATTGTTGTCAAGGTCGAACATATCATTCGCAACCTTGCAACACCGTTTGTCAACCCGCCAAGTACCGCTGTTCTTGATCTCGACGAAACTGGCCAAATAAACGTTCGCAGCGCTAGAACTTATATTGTTAGCAACGTGGCCTGCCGTCACGAGAAATTCCTCGTAACGGAAGAAACACCCTAACACCGTAAGTTCAGTGTGCTCGGTAGCCACGAGGATGACACCCAACGGTCTCTTCGAACTTGCATACAAGTCAGAGTTGGGCATCGCCATTTCCTCAGTGGTAATATGGCATTCACAGTTTTCTGGAATCTCCCTTTCAACTCCATCAACGATGGCGTCGTGACAAATCCCATTGGTTGTTATTCTTTTGCGGATATACATCGTCACACTAGGAGCGTTGGATTCTTTAATAATAAAATCGGGGTACCAACTGTTCCACGCGTGGCGACAGATTGAAGGAAACATGCTCACCATGTACAAGATTAATAAAAGAACAAACAAATCCCGTACCGCTTGAGCATAAACATTATCCAAGTTGAAGATCAAACCACTTACGATCCCAACGAACTCAGAAACGAGCCCTACTAAAACTCCCAAAACGTAGAGCGCGTTCTCGAATAACGCTTTCCACAACCTTTGTTGACGCTGTATCACGGTTTCAGCGTCAACCGATTGCCCACGCACCAATTTACCATCCAGCATCCACTGGATAATCATGGCCTTGAGCGCAATATTATTGCGCAACCTCATTTGGCAAGTCCACCCCATAGTACCCTTGTACTCAGTCATATTCTTGCACCACGTGTGGCAAGTGTCCGCTACGTCACGAAACACTTTCAAAGGCATCAGTAACTCATAATCCGGGATCACCAGTAACCCGTCATAAGAACTGACGTACGCGTCAACCAAAAACGGCTCGTTAGCGGGGAAACGAGTCCGTATAGCTTGCAACCAGTGCTCGCGATCGTCCCCATCGAGACGTTCACGACGAACTGCGTTGTCATATTGTGCAGCCTTATTTATAATGTCGAAGGATAGTGCCAACTTCCTAGTGACACGATCCACCTTCGGTTCATTAACATAAGCCATACACCCGTTCGAGGGTCTGAGACAAATTGTAAGAGGTTCATAGAACCCCTCGACCTCCTCAGCCAACGAGTCGTGTTCGATAGCCACGGTCTTCACAGCCGTGAAGTCGGACATACCTTCGGGACCCAACGCCCTATAACCAATATAAGGCAGGTAGTCCCCAGCTAAGTAATAGCACACTCTCAATTTCAATTCATCAGGTAACTTTCCCCACATGATGATTTCCCCAAACGATAATTCGAACCCGACAAACTGAGTCAGGCGGTTCAAATATTAGAA